ATTTGTTTTGGTTTTTCAAAATGAAAATCTTTAACTGATGCTGCACGTTTAAATCCGTACATAACCACTCCGCTGTACGTTTCAAAAGTTGCATTAAATTCTTGGTTAAAGGTTTTTGTATCTAATTCTGTTTTTGCTGTGTCGATTTCATCTTGGTCAACAAAACCACCCTGTATAGTTGTAAATGTATGTGATGACCAACCATCTCTTTTCTCTTGATATAAATCATATAACCAATTACCAATGCCTTTTGGTGTACCGCAGAACAAAGCCTTACCTTTTGTGTCAGCCAACATGGGTCTCATAACTTCATACCACGCTGCTTGTGGTATTTGGGCAGTCTCGTCACACACAAGGAAATTTATTTTTGCGCCACGCAGGCTATCAAAATTATCTGCTCCTCGAAGACATATTTTTGAATTGTTTTTTAGCGTAATGCTTAGCTCAGCTTCATTTGCTTTCTTGACCCAATTTAATTGGAATAACTTTGTTTTTAATTGATCCCACCAAACGTGTTTTGCTTGTCTGTAACTTGGAAGTACTGCCCAACATATTTGGTCAGGCGCTTGTGACGCATGATAGCATATTTCTCTTATGCCTAATGTTGTTTTGCCAAATCTACGTCCGCTTACTAAAACACGAAACCTTGAATTGTCATCTGCAACTGTGCGTTGTGCAACACTTAATTTCATTACTTGTCTTCCTCCCAAGGTAGAACTTCAAGGTTCTCTTGACTGTTAGGATCATCTTTCTGTCCAAGATAATTTTTACCTAAGAAGATAAGCATTCTTGTATCACCTGCTTCAACGGCTTTCTTAAATTGTGCTCTACGCAATGATTCTTTTCCTACTGCTTGTCCTTCTTCAACTGCTTTTTTAAATCTTTTCTTAACATTTTCTCCGCTCATACCAACGATAAAACCTATCTCTTCGTATGTGCACATCAATGAACCTAATTTTTTAATCAGTTCTTTATCAACTGTTTTATATTTTTTTCCTTTGTTTGTTATCATGCTAATTGTTTATCCTTAACTACAATTCTAAAATGTCTAGCATCTGTATCACCATTTGCTGTTACAATTTTTACTTCAATTGGATATATGTTGTTAACTGTTCCGCCATTTACTCTAAAAATAACTTTTGTGCCTGATATTGCTACGTCTGCGCCTGCGCTTGTTGGAAATGCTAATGGTGATGAGTCGCCTGATATTGTGCCTATTGTAACTGTTTTTGAAGATAATGAATCACCTGTGTTTAAGTAATCAACAAAATCTAAAGAATATGATATGTTAGCGTCTGGATCTTTGTTGATATATATTCCTTTGTGGTCTTTTTGAAAACCTGTTAGATTGGACATTAACTATTTCTCCTTGTTCCAGAACCAGCAAATACTGGTCGATTTAGTTTGAATTCTCTGGTTTCTTCTTGGACTGTGTGTGCCCTCGATTCAACTGGTATAGTATTTACACGCGATTCTTCCAATACTTTTATTAGTCTAGATTCTTCTGGTACAACAAGCGTTCTAATTTCTTGTGCAACCCTGAAAGTATTGAACGGATCTACGTCAATATCTTCACCTGCTATGCTTAAAGTTACGTTAATTGGTAGTGTTGATTGACCAGATTTTATTACAGTTGCTTGAGCTGTTATTGTACTTGATATGTTAATAGTGCCAATTGATTTTTTAATAGCAGCAACTGAAATCGTAGATGATACATTTAACGTGCTTGATGTAATCAGCGTAGCAGTTGGTATTGCTGTTATATTACTGCTTATTGATAGTGATGTTGTTGCTGTTTCAGGAGTTTCAACGCCTGCTGCTGTAATATTTGATGTAATTGGTAGTGTTGTTGAACCAACTAATGTTGCGCTTGGTGTAACAGTTATGGTTGTGTTAGATGATAATGATGATGCGCCTGATATTGGAGCTTCAATACCTTCTGCTGTTATTGTAGCAGTAATGGGTAATGTAACTGAAGCAAGTTTTGTAGCAGTTGGTGTTGCTGTTACAGTGGCTGATGCAATTAATAATGATGCACCAATATCTAAATCAATGCTGTCAACACCACCTTCTACGTAATCCAGTACGACATAGTCGTCATGGACATAGTTGATGCCAATATCAAATATTATTTCTAGATCCGCGGATGCGGTTATTAGCGCCACTGGTCTTTACTCCTTATTAGACTAAATTAGTCTATTGTTATAATGAGTGATCCAGAATTTATTTGCATCGTGTCCCCATCACTTATAACACGGCTAGCACTTAAGGCGCCATGCGCCAATAAATTACCAGAACTTGCTGCGTCAAATATGCCAATGTGTGTAACTGTGCCAAAAGCACCGCCCGATGCTGTTGGAAACGTAATGTTTGCGTTGCTAGCAATTGAACTATTATCTGGGCCTGTACTAGCAGATGCCATTTTGTTGTCCATTCTTACTCTTGCATAGCCGTTACCAGAACATTCTGTTCCTGAAGCAGAATCAGTTGGATCTGATGTAAAAAGAGCAATATGCGCTTGTGGTGAGGTATAAGATGTGTTCTTGAAAAAATGTTCTAGGACTTTTTTTTCCGCAAACGAACTTAAAGCTGTCATTTTTGTATTCTCCTAATTAGGGTTGTTTGTTATAACAAACATATTTACACAATACTATACCTATTAATGTATTCTTATTCGTTTTCTATGAATGATTCACCTGTATATTCTTCTAATTTTCTAATCATTCGTTCCATGTTAACTCTTAATTTCTTGCCTGTTTTCTTGTTTACTGAATAATATTCCCATTCACCTTTGTCGTTGTGCGGTGATATCTTAGTAACAAAGCCTGCTTCATCTTTCACAAACACTTCTGATGAACCTGAATCATCCTTGGCATATATGAATGATTTGTCTGCACCGTGTGTGGGATCACCTGATTGGTTGTCCAGTTGCACAGCACCAAATCTAGACAGTGAATTTGTTGTGTCATAGAAACCAAACTTGTTGGTTGCATCGTTTGATGCCAAATAATAACCGTATCCATTTGTGATTGTGCCGTGATATCTGTTTACTTCTGCCTTGTATGCAAATGCGTTTGTTAGTGTTGGTGTTCCGCCGCCATCATCTGTTTCTACATATGAAAATACACCGTGTGCATTCGTAACGTTGACAGTTTGTGGTGAGTAAAAATAAGAACCAGCCATCATACCAATTGTGTTACCTATTGTGCCTGCGTTGCTGGCGTCACTGTTTGATACAGCCGCTTGTCCTTGGGCACCCATGGCACCTGAGAAACTGTTTGTGGAACTTAAAGTTGCACCATTAAGGTCCACAGCACAACCTACTGTTTGTGCTCTGAATCTGTTGTCCTTGTCTGAACTTGTAAAATTGCCCAATGTGTATTGCTGTCCTACCAAGTGTCCTTGTCGTCTGTCTGAACCTGATGTTAGAGCACTGCCTATGGTTTCTTTTCTGAATATGTGGACACCCCTGTTCCTTGATGTGGAACCAAAATTATCAGTGAAAGTGTCTGTGGCTTGACCTGAGAATGTGCCATCTGAACTTATGTTTACATTACCTGTGCCGTTGGCTGATATCTCTAAATCAGCATTTGAGGCATTTGAACTAACAGTGTTATCTGTAATTGTAACACCATCTAATGTACTTGCACCAGTTACAGCAAGAGTGCCATCTGTGCTGATGTTTCCGTTTGATTCTAATCCTGTACCATTTAACAGTTGTAAGTTTGTGGAGTTAAGCCTTGCACCTATATTATTGGATCCTGCCTTCATTAAAGCAAATTCTATTAATCCATCTTCTGTGCCATCAGATGCATCTGATATCTTACCTGTAATTTTTGCATAGTTTACTGCTTGGTCGGCATCATTCTCACCTTTGAATTTTAATTGTCCTAGGTAGTCAGCATCTGCTGGTGATCCACTGTTACGTTTCAATGTTATAACAGGACCAGCACTTGCTGAATCTTCCGTAGTTGTAACTGTTAATGAATCATCTGTTGTTGTATTTGTGATTGTTTGTGTACCAGTTAGACTAAGAACACTGCCTGTAAATGTTAGGTTAGCCTCTCCATCTAATTCTGTTGTTGTTGAACCTATTGTTACAAGTCTGTTTGCTGATTGATTGTTTAACGCTGTAATTGTGCCACTGGCTGAAGAATTAATTGTTACAACACCAGCAGAATCAGTTGCAGTTGTTACATTTGTTCCACCTTGTATGTAAAGTGTTCCACCGCCTGCTATGTCAACACCTGCTGAGTCATCACCTATTACTTTAAGTCCGCTAGATCCACCTGCGTTTGCATCAACATATGCTTTGATTGATTGTTGTGTTGCAAGTTTAGTATTTGAGTTAGAAGACATATCGTCTTCATCTAATATTCCTGTTACTGTTGCTCCACTTGTGCCTACTTTTAAATTTTCTAATACTATTGTTCCTGTACCATTTGCACTTATTTCTAGGTCTGCATTTGAACTGTTGGTTGAAATTGTGTTTTGTTTAACTAATACATCACCAAATAAACTTTGTCCGTTGGTATCATCTTTGAAAGCAAAAGCAGTTGTGCCTGTCATTGGTCCTGCACAAAGGAAACCTGTTTCTGCTGTTACTGTGTCTGTGCCTGAACCATCTTTGGCTGTGCCACTGTATTTGAATCCTGTTGATTGATCCACTGTGATGGTTTTGCCTGATGCACTTTCAACAAAGTTGGTAGCAACAAAACTTGTCATGTTGTTTACTGTTAAATCACCAGAACCGTGTGCGTATACATTACTAAATGTTCCTGCCGCTTGGCTCAATCTACCTGCTGTGCTGGTGTCGGAGTTTTCAACACTCATTTCTCCAACCAGTGCTGCTATCTTATTGTCTCCACTTGGTGTTAGCTCACTGTTGTTCATGTCAAAATTAAGAATATTATAACTGTTTCTCCAACGAACGTTGCTGTTTGAACTGTTGTCACCATTAAATTTAATGTTTGTTAGTGTTGTGTGTAAGTGTTTTCTATCGCTTGAACCAGTTTGCGAATCTGCATCAAAGGCTAAGTCCTCAAATACACGTATAACACCATTTTGCCATCTGGCGTTTGAACTGTATGAGTCAATCTTTCCATTACCTAGACTAACAATTCCTGTGCCAGCAGGTTCTACAAAAAGGCTGTCATTGCTTCTTGATGCTGAAATAACATTGTCATCGATTGTTACAGCGTCGTTAGATATGGTTTGAAGTGCATTTAATGTTGTAAATGTTCCTGCCGCTTGTACGTTGGCTCCTATACGTGTGCCATCAATATTCCCGCTGTCAATGTTTGCATTTGTTATGTTAACTGTTCCAGCACTTAAAGGAACAAGATCTATGTCTGCACTAGTAACACTGAAACCATCTCCGCTGTGTACAACAATTTTAGCACTGAAATACCCTTCATCGTATAATGTGTGTGGATCTGTTGTTATTGCGTTTTCATATGCAACACCATTACATATGACTGTGTCACCATTAATGCCAGCCGCACCTATGTAATGAATTCCACCTGTTGGGCTGGAATTCTGCAGTGCCAAATGACAGTGTGCTTCTCCGCCATTTCTAAATCTAAATCTACCACCAATATCATTACCTGAGTCCCTGGTTTGGAACACCATGTCATCATCAAGTCCAGGTGTTCTAATAGTTGGCGGATTTGTGTTGGTAGATTTTGTTCCTGTGAAATTTCTCCATGGATTTGGTCCTGTGGAGTCATCATCGCCTAGATAAATTTGATATCCATCCAATATGATGTTTCCACTGCTGTTGGTACTGATAACAATGTCCTCACCACTTCTTGTGCCTGTGATGTTGTTGTCTACTATTGTTAATCCGTCTGTGGTTAATGAAGTGGCTGTGCCTGCACCATTAATTGTTACTACACCTGCTGAATCGGTTGAAGTGGTTACGTTTGTACCGCCTTGTATGTATAATGTTCCTGCTTCAGGTATGTCTACGCCTGCTGAATCATCGCCAACAACTTTGAATCCTTGTCCTGCTGCTACGCCACTTACCTGTGAGTCAACATATGTTTTGATTGCTTTTGCAGATGCAAG